GAGGGACATGGTCTGCTCCGGTTCGGGTTTCTGTTGTGCGGATTTCACGGCGCGCGCGCCGGGTTGTGCGCCCAGCCATACCAACGACATTTCCATCGCTTCGCCGGGCCCGACCCAGCGACGTGCGGTCAGTTCACGACCTTGCGCATCCTTGATGGGCACGGGTTCGCGCAGCTCCGTTTCGAAGCCGATGGATACGTCACCGGCAATGCCGGCGTCCTGTTTGATCAGCAGCGCCGTGTTGTCGGGCGTCTTGGCGTAATAGGCGCGGGCGAACATGGCTTTCGCCTGGGTGCGATCCGGCGGCAACTGCAGGCCGGGCTCGCGCAGCAGATCGCGCAGCGCCTCGATCGACATGGTTTGCGTGCTGGTGGCGAACACACGCCCCTCGGCGGGGCCGCCGTCGCCCTGCCAGCTGGTCGGGTGCTTGATATAAACGCCCTTGCCGGACAGCGTGCGGGCGAAGTCGTCGATCAGGCTTTCGTCGAAGCACTCGTTGTCGCGGTCGATGCAGTTGTGCACCAACACGTACTCGCGGATCTGCATCTCATCCGCCGCGAAGTCGCGCAATGTGTATGCACGAATCGCCGCGAGTGCGGCGTCATCGGCAGCCTGAGCTGCCTTGACGTGCATCGCAAACGATTTCGTGTGCACACTCACTTCGTGCGCACCTTCTCGGCAGGCTTGATGTTGTGCATGCGCCAATCGGCCTGGTCGCCGCTCAGCGGGCCGCTGTAGTCAGGGTGGCGGAAATCGGTTTTGTCGATCTTGCCGGCGGCTTTCGCCGCCGGCGCGACCGCCGCACCATCCACCGCTGGAGGTTTCGTTTCGTCGCCGCCGTCGCCGTTGTCGTCCAGCGCAGCCAACTGCTTGTCGATCGCGGTCTGCAGCGTCACGCGCGGCGGGTCGTTCGCCGCTTCCTGCGCTGCCAGCTCCACCAGGTCGTCACGGCTCAGCGATGCCAGCCGCTCGATGATCTGCGCCACCGATTGCTGCTGCAGGTTGGTGATCTCGGCCTTGTCCATCGCTGTGCACCACGTCGGTTGATGAGCTTTCGTGGCCCATCAAACCGGTGCTGGGTGTGGCGCAGCAAGACCCAAGCGCCGCACTTTGCTCAGATCACACCCTCCCCGTGATCACACAGAAGCACCCGGGGTGCGAATCGCGCACGGGCATGGGGCCGACGCCGACGGCATAGGGACCATCGGCGGCGATCTTTTCGCAGATGGCGCAGGCTTCCGGGGCGAGCTTCCAGTCGTATTGACCGATGCCCATGCCATGCAGCGCGTCGGCCTGCCCCTTGGCGTGGCTGACGGCCATCTCGCTGCTGGCCAGGCGCTGCCAGTCGTAGTTGTGGCCGTCGAATTTCTTGCGCAGTTCGGCGGCGACCTGCCGCGGGTTGTCGCCGTTGTACGTGCCTTCCTGCAGCGCGTGCACGATGTCGTTCTCGTAGACGCGCACGGTGGTCTTGCTGAGCACCTGGTGCAGCTCACCGGGCAGCGCTTGCGCACGGGCGGTGCGCGAGGCCTCGACGACCTGGGCGGCTTCGGCCTCGCGGTCCACGCCCGCGGCGGCGTTCTCGATACCGCGCGTCCAGATTTCCAGCGCCAGCTGCACCAGCGCGCTGTCGGGCGCCGTGCTGGTAGCTACGAACTCCGCCTGCAATTGGGTGAGCCGCTGCAGCATGCTGATGATGTCGAACGCGAACACTTCGCCGGCCGCTTTCGTCGTTGGCAGCTCCAGCGCTTTCAGCGTGTCGTCGGCCAGTTTTTTCCATGCGGTTTGCAGCGCCGCGATGGCGGCGGTTTCGATGCGCGGCAGGTTCGGGTCGTCGATGGCCCAGGTTTCGCCGGTGGCGGCCTTGGTGTGCACGTGCCCGGCATGTTTGCCGACCGGTGGCGCGATCAGCTTCATCAGCGCGCTGCGCACGATCGGGTCGTCGAACGTGCTGATCGCCATCTCGTGCGCGGTCTTCGCCGGCGCGCCGCTGGGGTCGGCGCTGGCGGGGTCCTGGCCGGCCGGGGCGGCGCTGCCGCCGCGCTGCATCAGCTCGGTTTGCGCGTTGAGGAAGCCGGCCTGGGCGCGCTTCAGTTCGTCGCGCAGGTTGGGCAGCTTCTGGGTGAGGTTCCAGTCGCCCGGCTTCCAGGTGAGCCCGCGGCCGCGCATCCACGTTTCCACGACGCGGTTCAGGCCGTGCAGGCGCGCCTCGAAACGGGTCTTGCTTTCCTGCAGCACTACTTCGGCCTGGTTGTCGGCCATGCGCTCGGCGGTGGAGAACTGCATGCCGAGCATCCACGCCGGCAGGCCGGTCTTGGCGAGGATCTGCTCCAGCATGTGGCGCGCCGGCATTTCGATGCTGAGCACCTTGCCGTCGCCGCCGATGATCGTGACGGTGATCTCGTCGTCGGCGCCGACGGCGGTGGTGAAGTCGGCGCTATTGCCCAGGCGCTTGGCGGTGAGCGCCGCATGCAGGTCCGACGCCAGCATCTGGCGGCGCTTTTCCAGCGGGTCGCCTTTCAGCGAGCGGTTCTTGGTTTTGTAGTTCACGTGGAACACGGGGTCGCCGAAGCGTTCCCACGCCTGACCGGTGGCGTTATGCATCTTCAGCAGGATCTGGCTGACGAACTCGATGCCGCGCAGCAGGCTCACGCCGTAGGGCTGGCCGTTCTCGGGGTTGAACGCGCTGTAGATCATGCGCTCCGGCGCCACCAGCGTGTAGCCGTTGCCCTGGATCAGTGACACGTTGAGTTGCTGCGCGGTGTTGCGCAGCACGGTTTCCACCGCGTCGGTACCGTCGCACCGGCCGGTGGCGTTCGCCATCGGCGGCAGGTACCAGGTCTGCAGCTGGCCGCTGTCACGGTCGCGATGGAACAGCACGCCCTTGCTGTCCGCCACCTGCAGCCCGATCAGCTCGCGCCCGCGCCGGTCGTAGACCATCTCGGCCACCGTGAAGCCCTGCTCGTACAGCTCGTTGCCCTGCCCCGCGTAGAACGCCTGCAGACCGCCCTGCAGGTCATTCACCGGAATACCGGCGATCAGCTCGCGCTGGATCAGCTGCACCAGTTTGTCGTTGCCGCCCTCCACGTCGATGATGCCGTCCACCGTCACCAGCCGGTTCATGGCGCCATCGAGCACGCCGAGCGACGAGCGCAGCGCTTCAAGAAACCATGGATTCACTTCGCGCGGCACGAAGCCGTTGAGCGCCTGCTGCCACGGGCCCATCGCCGTGGCGGCGCGGGCGATGGCGCCGCTGCCGATGTCGTTGGACTTGCGGCCGGCGAACCAGGTGCGGGGGTTGATGTTCATGCGGCGATCTCCCAGGCAAATTTCTTTTCGGTGGGGTGCTTGTCGGTGCGCGGGCGGGAGGGGCAATTCCACGAGCCGCCGCCTCGCTGACCGAGCAACTTGAAGCCAGCGCCGCGCAGGCTTGCGCCTGACTCGCTGGGGAGGGTGTAGGTAATCAGCCGCCTGTAGCCCATGGCTACCGCTGCGCGCCAGGCCGCCCTGTACAACATCGAGCAGGCATTGCGCGAGCCGTCGGTGCAACAGCGCGTCACCTCGGCCGTGCGGCCATCATCGGATGCGCGAGCCACCGGGCGACCGATGATGGCCACGCCGACGACAATGCCCCTGGCGTCCACAGCCGATATCGCGAACTTCGCACTAGTCACCGGGCGATGATGGCGGTGCCATGCCTTCACAATGGCATTCGCTGCGTTGATGGAGATGGGCTGAAGCCGCAGGCTCATGTGTCGATATCCGGCAGATCGACGGTCTGACCGGCGAGTGAGTGCGTGCAGTCGGGGAGGAATTCGATGCGCCCATCGCGGATGAAGGAGTGGCAGCGATGCAGTGGCACACCGTCGCTTCCGCCGTACCAGGTATTGAGGCTTGGGTGGAACGTCGGATTTTCGAAATCACCATTGAATGTCCAACGATCCTTCCAGCCGATGTGCGGCGACATCTCCACCTGCCCGGCCGGCAGGATGCTGAGAGGGATAATGTGTTTGCTCGGCTTTCCGTCTGAATACAGGCAGCCCGGACAGTTGATGCGGATGCCGTAGAACCGGCCATCGCTATCGGTAACGATTTTCGCCTTGCTCATGCCGCCCTAGCCTCCGTCCCGCAGCTGAAAACATCGATCTCGCCGCCCACGTCGTCGTACAGCTTGCGCAGCATCTGCATGCGGCGGGCGTCGATGTCGTGGTCGTCTTTCTTGGCGTAGATCGGCCATTTGGTGCCCTGCCGGGCGGTGTGATTGGTCATGTGGTTCAGCACTTCCACGTCGTAGGCCAACGCATAGCCGTTGCCTTGCAGGCGCTGGCTGATGCATTGCGTGGCCCAGTGCTTGGCCGGCGCGCGCACGATGCTTTCGCCGCTGCCATCGTCTTTCGCGGTGTCCACCAGCGGCTCGCCGTCTTCGCCCACGCAATCGACGGCGTTGGAAAACTGCAGGCCGGTCATCACCTCGTCGAAGCGCAGGTCGGCGTAGGCCTCCATGGTCTGCAGATCCTTCACGACCACGGTGCCGGCGCTGCCCAGGTCGACG